TGTTTGATCCAGATGATAAAATATCAGGTGGACAAGGCTTTATCTATGCTTCAAGTATTGTTGTTGCTATGCGTAAATTAAAACTAAAAGAAGACGAAGATGGTAACAAAGTTACTGATATTCGTGGTATTAGGGCGGCGTGTAAAGTTATGAAGACACGTTTTGCTAAACCTTTTGAAAGTGTACAGATTAAGATTCCTTATGAAACAGGTATGAACCCGTACAGTGGATTTGTAGATTTATGTGAAAAGATCGAATTACTAAAGAAAACAGGTAATAGATTAGAGTATACAAGTCCAGTTACTGGTGAAGTATTAACACAGTTTCGTAAAGCATGGGAAAATAATACTGATGGTTGTTTAGATCTTATTATGTCAGAATGGGGTCAAAAAGACTTACCTGAACTAAATATCCAAGAACCAGAAGTATTACCTGAGGAAGAACCTATACATGAAGATGGATGATGAAGAGATAGCCACATACGTTGATATGTGGCTATCTTTAAAACCTTATATTAATCCCAAAGATAAAGATCTGGCATGCGAAAAGTTTTTAGCAGTAATTAATGAAAATATTGCTGATTTAAGCGAAGTATGCGACGAATGGTTTGGGCACGATTCAACACTTGACAGAGTAATAAGAGACGTTTATTATGAAGATGAATATGATAACATTGACGAAGACTCTGATGAACGTGATGATTGGTAAATGACCTGGTATAGCAAAGTACGACAGGATATAGCTAGTATAGTTCCTGCAATTGAACACTTCGAAAAGCAACTAGATGAAGCAAGATTAGATTGTGGACTTAAAGGCAACGTGGAAAAGCATTCACGTGACATGCCTGGCATAGTTGAATACAGGTTTAATCAGTTGCAAGAACTAGAAGCTATTCTCGAGCACCTTAATATCGAAATGCGTAAAATACGCAACAAACATTATAGAAAATATCTAGAAGGATACAACAAAGCACTAAGCAGTAGAGATGCTGAAAAGTATGCTGATGGCGAAAGTGAAGTGATTGACCAACAACATATTATCAATGAAGTTGCACTAATCCGAAATAAGTTTATGGGATTAATAAAAGCAATAGATGCAAAACAATTCCAAATAAACAATATTGTTAAGCTGAGAGCGGCAGGACTCGAAGATGTAACCCTATAAATATAAGCATGTTACAAAAAGACGTTTTACTTATTAATATTCCATTAACAGAAGTTAGAAGACCCGCTCCCGCAGTCTATCATCTAAAAGGACAATTAGAGGCTGGAGGTGGTATCACTTGTAAAGCAGTTGATGCTAATGTTCTTCTATACCATGAAATGAAAGATAAATGGAGTGACGTCTCGTATAATCTAGACTTTGGAAATTCACAACCAGATCAAATATTATTCGATGAAATAAGTGAAAAATTAAATATAATTATTGATAAAGAAATACAAGAAACAGATCCAACTTGGATTGGTATTAGTATTTTTAGTATCAATAGCACTAGAATTGGTGAAGCTACACTAAGGTTTATTAAATCAAAATATCCTAATAAAAAAGTTATAATTGGTGGTACAGGTTTAGGAGATGCGTTAGGTGATACGAAATTCGAATATGCTAATGCTATGCTAGACAGAGGATTATGTGATTATTTTATCACAGGAGAAGCTGAAGTTGCTATTGTTGAACTTATTTGTAGAAACAATCCAGAAGCAGTTGGTATTAACAGACCACCTAAACAAATACAAAATCTAGAAGGACTTGCTTTTGCTAATTATGAAGACTGTAATCATGAATTATATCCTTGGCAGACACTGGATCATGGACCAACAATCCATTATATAGTAACAGGTTCTCGTGGATGCGTTAGACGTTGTGACTTTTGCGATATATATCGATTGTGGCCCAAGTTTAAATCAAGAGGCGGAGAACATATTGCAAAAGAAATGATACATCATTATGAACATAGAGGCGTCAAATGTTTCTATATGAGTGATAGTTTAGTCAATGGGAGTATGAAAGCATTCAGAGAGCTATACACAACATTACTCAAGTATAAACAAGATTATGATGTAGATTTTAATTGGGGCGGACAATTTATTGCTAGAACAGAAAGTCAAATGGGTTTAGAAGATTATAAATTAGCTCGTGAAGCTGGATTAACAAATACAGGTTGGGGTCTAGAACACGCAAGTGAACGTATTCGTAAACTAATGAGAAAAGGATTTGACGATGTTGCAGTTGAAGATACTTTGGTCAATCATAGTAAGTCTGGTATAAGCACAATGATAAATTTCTTATTTGGACATCCATTGGAAACAGAAGAAGACTTTTTAGAAAATGTAAAGTTTTTATACAAATATCAAGAATATGGTAGAGATGGTACTATATCTGGGTTAAATTTACAAAAATACTTAATGTTTTTACCTGGTACTGATTTTTTTGATAACAAATACGACATGGTAGAAGATGTAGGCAAACATTACTGGAAAGCAAAACCTCATTTAAATACAATGACCTTTAGGGAAGTTTACTATAGACGTATAAAGGTAGGTGAAATTGCTAAAGAATTAGGTTACAAAACTCTTAACGAAACAATTTTTATAAATGCAATGGAGAGAGATTTTGCAAAGTGGAAATACGACCAAGAGTTTCATCGTAGAAATGAAGTTAATGAAAATTTTGATAAGGAAGATGATATAGTAAACAATTTTGTAAATCAACTACAGGTAACAACATGATTATTTCAGTAGCAAGTGACCACGGCGGTTACAAAACAAAACAAGCAATAAGTGAATGGTTGTTAGAACAAGGGCATGTAGTTAGAGATTGTGGGTGCGACAGTGAAGAAAGTTGTGACTACCCAGACTATGCAAAAGGTGTATGTGAACTAGTAGAAATAGGTGATACTGACTTTGGTATTCTAGTTTGTGGCACAGGAATTGGTATGAGCATAACAGCAAATAGAAATCCTGCAATAAGAGCTGGATTATGTAAAGACACACATACTGCAATGCTCACAAGACAACATAACAATGCCAATGTATTGTGTTTGGGTGCAAGAGTAACTGACCCAGCATGGATTATTAATATTGTAGATACTTTTATTACCACAGAATTTGAGGGCGGGCGTCACCAAACAAGAATAGATAAGCTATGAGTAATCTAGTTGTAATTGGTACACAATGGGGAGATGAAGGCAAAGGCAAAGTAGTTGATTTGTTGTCTGAGCAAGCAGATATCATTGTACGGTTTCAAGGTGGACATAATGCCGGACATACACTAGTGGTTGGCAATACAACTTATAAACTTTCATTATTACCTAGTGGTATAATTAGAGATGATAAAATTACAGTCATTGGAAATGGTGTAGTATTAGATCCTTGGAAACTACTTGAAGAAATAAAGTTAATACAATCTTATGGTGTAAAAATTAATAGCGATAGATTAATGATTGCAGAAAATACTCCTTTAATTATGCCCTATCACAGAGAACTGGACCAAGCCAGAGAAGCTGAAGCAAGCAAAAAAATAGGTACAACTGGCAGAGGAATAGGACCTGCTTATGAAGATAAAGTTGGAAGACGAAGTATTAGAATCAGTGATTTACGAAATGAGGTAATACTCAAAGAAAGACTTGAAGTTGCATTAAAACATCATAATAAATTAAGAAATTATCCAATTAAAATAGATTGGCTAATAGATCAATTAATGCAAATTAAAGATGAAGTTGTGCAATATTGTATGCCAGTAGCAGAATATTTAAATGAGCAAACAGATAAAAATATATTATTTGAAGGCGCACAAGGTTCAATGTTAGATGTTGATTTTGGTACATATCCTTATGTTACAAGTTCAAATACACTAGCAGGTATGGCTAGTTTAGGTAGCGGAGTAGCACATAATAAGATTCCAAATGTACTAGGTATAACAAAAGCATATACAACCAGAGTAGGCGAAGGACCAATGACTACCGAACTGTTCGATGAAATTGGTAACCATCTTGCTATTGTGGGAAAAGAAAAAGGTACAGTAACTGGCAGAGATAGACGTTGTGGTTGGTTTGATGCACCCCAAGTTCGCAAAACTTGTATGCTCAATGGTGTAACAAGCATTGCACTGATGAAAATAGATGTACTAGATGAACTAGAAGAAATTAAAATATTCAATAAAGAATATATAACAATGCCTGGTTGGAAAACTAGTACAATAGGTATCACAAAGTTTGAAGATTTACCTATAGAAGCAAAGGAATATATTGCTAAAATAGAAGAACTAGTTGGAGTTGAAGTAGGGCTTATAAGCACAGGACCCGAACGTGACCAAACTATTTTTAAAAAAGATGCATTTTTTTAAAAAAAGATGCAGAAAAAGGTTGACAGTATGACTTCTTGGTGCTATAGTGTATACATAAGCTAAAAAAACAAGGAGAACTAAATGGCGTATGTATCCCAAAAAGACAAAGCAGAACTAGCACCAAGCATTAAGGCTGTACTTAAAAAGTACAAAATGAAAGCTAGTATTGCAGTTAGGCATCACAGTACATTGGTAGTTAATATCAAGTCCGGTGCTATTGATTTTTCGGGTAATTATACACATGGTGACAATTACATCCAAGTTAACGAATACTGGATTGATGATCATTATGCTAATAATACAGTGGCAAAGAACTTCTTGAACGAATTACTAGCGGCTATGAAAGGTCCTAAATACTTTAACGATGATGACGCACAAAGTGATTATTTTAGTAGGTCACATTATACAGACATCAATGTTGGTAACTGGAATAAGCCTTACGAATTAGTTGCATAAAGAATTACTTGGTACCTACACCGGCGCCCGTGGGGCAGATAAGGGTAGGCTAAGTTACTAGATTGAAACAGTTGCATGCCAGGATCTAGAAGCCAAACAAATAAAACGGGAGAGTATTTTTGGGAGGAAATTTTTAACCCGGGCAATGATGCCCCGCTCAACAGAAGGAATGATAATATGAGTGAAACAATGCAAACCGTTGTAGAAGCAACAAAAATTTTAGTCAAATGGGCAGTATTCATTGCTGTCATATTTGGTTTAATAAATGGCTTTCAATGGCTCTATACACAAAATGGTGTTGGAAAAGTTGAAGCAGAACTATACGGGATATTAACTTTTGGGATACCATTTGCTATTGCAATAATAGGAACAATAGTATGGTCTGAAGCTAAACACCGTGTTTGGAAATCAAATAAAGGAATCGAATAGATTCTTGGTTCCTTAGCTCAGCTGGATAGAGCAACTGTCTTCTAAACAGTAGGTCACAGGTTCGAATCCTGTAGGAACCACCAATTAGCTCGCGTGGCGGAATAGGTAGACGCAACGGACTTAAAATCCGTTACCAATATTGGTGTGTGGGTTCAAATCCCTCCGCGAGCACCATTGGTAAATATAAAGTTAATGATAAAGGAGAAACTATGAAGAATTCAAGACCCATTGGTTTAGCAACCACACTAAGTGAAGTTGCAAATATTCCCAAAGATTTATGGGAAAGTGTTATGACAGTTGAAAAGTCACCACTACGTAACTTAGACCCTAGAGTAGCACATATGTTATTTTCTATATTAGGATTTATGTGGAGTGCAATTTTTGGTATTGTGATTATGGAAAGTTTGACAGCATTTAC